AGCCAACGTATGTCAGCTCGCACCCCTGAAAATCCAGCAGACATCCTCCAGATAATCACAGCCACGCTAACTACAAGTCCAAAAATCCCAATCCAAGCTTGAGTCTCTGTCACGATGCGCTCCCCCAGCTATTCCTTGCCTCGAACATCCCAATAACCATGGACCTGGCCAGCGACCGAAGTACCATTAGTAGCATCTGCTTTGATCTTCAATTCTTGATTCGTATTCGTCATCATACGTGAAAAGAATTTTGTATGTTCAGTGCGACGAAAGTTTGTCATGTCAACCGTACCATAAGTGATACCATCAAAATCAGGTACCAACGACGCATCGCCTTCTGGTGAATAAACAACGAAAAGAAGATCATTGTTTACATATGCTACAAAATCAACGTCCACGCGAACATCAGGCGGAACATACGTCATAGGCATGAGCACCCCACCAGACAGATCTGTTGACGCAATGAATTCTTCAGTAGGCGACAAGGGGTTCCACAGGAAGTGATCCCCAAATTGGTTGAATGGAAGAATGTCAAGAGCGCTGTCAACATACACAGAGCCCAAGCGACGATAATAAATGTACGTAGACAAATCAGCGCCACCACCACCCGTATGATCATCAATCAAATTTGCCGCAGTTAAACTAAGGTCAAAGCCACCAGTGATACTTATCCCATCAGTAATAACGAAAAAATGATACCAACCTTCCGCAAGAGCGGCAATACCAGTTGGGTACCCACCAGTAGGTGATCCCGATGTTCCGCCTGTGGTTGCTACCGCAGTAATAGATTTACCAATCACTGCTCCGTTGATAATGTTAGCTGAATTATCCGCATCTCGACATTGGCCTATAGAAAAATCAATATCTTCATCAGGATCTGATCCAAGGCTCATAATCAGCCCGTCGATATAGCCACGTCCCAATTGAAGTACAGGATTACCAAGCGTAGATTCTTGCATCAAGAAATCAGTGCCATCATACCTAGCTTCTACATCTCGGGTAGTAGCAAGATTGCCAGCTACAAGCGCTGCGCCATTCTCACGCTTTAGCGATTTAGCACCAATTGCGTTAACATTAACGGTAACGGCACCAGTATTTGTACTAGCTGGTCTAAATCTGATACGCATACCAGTAAGATATGCAGGTGGCGCTTGTTTATTGCCAACTTTCGTTAGTGTAATAGTATCAGTGCCAGATGCCGTATAAAAATCGGCAGCGGCTACCATCATAGAAATGGCTTTGCCCATTTGATCAAGATCACCTAAAGAAAGCGCGATGCCAAGATCAACAATTATATTTTGCATCTCCTGGGGAACTTCATTCCACTCAGCAGCTGTAAGTGATCCGCCAGTTGACTTACCAGTTAGGTCTTGCATTTTTGCTCCTAGATGCCTTCAAAGATTACTTGGCAATTTGCAGGCTTCAGTTTATTGAAAAGACACGCCAGCAAAGTCAGAACTGGAGTGGTAAAAACAATTGGAAATGTATATGGAAAAGTTAACGCATCAGGAATGGTATAATGAATAATAATCGTATGATGCGCCTCATTAGCATCGGTGTAGAATACTATTGGGAACGTATAAGGGAATGCTCCATGAATTGCGCCAGATTCAATCGTAATAGCCAAGCCAAGTTCGGCTGCCAAATCTATGAAATCTTGCTCAGTCTGAAGGTGCATCCATGATAGCTTCAATAGCAACTTGAGCTGTCTGTCAGCAATATCACCGATACCACTAAAACAATCATCAGGGATACCAAGGGCATCTTCCCATTCAGATAGAAACATAATTGTGTCTTCAGGAATGATTTCTTTTCTAAATAGCGCAAGTAAATCATCAGCTGTGATCATCTCCCCAGACAATCCGCGCAAAAGCATGCGGATTATCGTACCAGGAACATTCTTAGCGCCAAATGCCCTACCACTAGGCAAATAATTTGCGATAGTTTGAGCTTGCTGTTCTATTGTGCGACTCATGGCATCGTTATATTCCCAAGGGTTCCGATTTTTGTAGCAGCAATAGTAACATCACCAGCTGGAGCAGATAGTGTAAATGTCGTTACAGTATCGCCATTTAGTGGATCTACAGTATTGTAAATCGCAGCGCGATAAGCATCAGCATCTATATCAACACCAACATTAGTTCGTTCAGAGAAAAATTGTTCAAGACTAGCTTCCACCGCATCTTGCATAGTTGCTGTAGCTGGTTGAAGATCTGTGAAGGTAAAGTCAACAGCTTCCGCAATTGGTGCTAGTACGAATACATAGCTAGTATCTGAAGTAGCAGGCTTGATAGCATCGACTGCCGTTTTTACCTCAGCAACTTCCGCACCATCCGGTATAGCAGAATCATCATTATCACGCATAAAGTAAACAGTAACGCTACCAACACCTGGCGTTATCTCTTGAACCCAAACTCTGGTTACACCAGCAATAGCTTTAGCCACAGAGGTGATATCAGATACATTAAAGTTGGCTACTGGATTTTGAATTTTTTCAAGCAGCCTAGCACGCAAGCTAGTATCAGATTCTTCATCAGAACCTGAAATCATCGCACCTTGATCTACACGTACTTCATCTGTGATGCCGCCAATTGGGCTTTGTAGAGTCATGATAGCATCAGCGTCTTGATTCTCATCTTCATCAAAGAGTACTGAATGAGCGAGAATATTAGCAGATGACCAAGTAGCAATCATAGTTCCAGATCCATCGGCTGGCGTTCCTGTTACTTGATACTCAAAAGTTTTTGCTCCCGTAACTGTAATTGCTGGGAATGATAAATTATATTCGGCTTGATCAGCACCAGAGATTAAAGGCAAAACATTAGAAGCAATATTATGATCTTCAACCATAGTTACAGTAGCAGTAGAACCAACTCTCGTTATGGTAGATATACTAGCCGCAACAATACCCAGGATATCAGCTGTTTGTGTTTTATATTCTTTTCCATCGCTAGTAACAACCGTAGTGCCAAATGGAATAGTAGCACCTGCGCTACCTTGAAAAACTATATTACCTTTAGCTGATGTGGCAGGTAGCTTATTGATTCTCCATATAGCAGCCCATCGAGTTAAATTTACAACTGCAGTATCAGGTATAGCTTCTTTTTCAGCTTGGCGAAGCGCAAAGTAAAAGTCAAAAAGTCGATTAGCAACTCCAGTTGCCAACGCACCTAACCAACTATTGCGTAGGAATGGATTACCAGTTATTAGCTCACGGTTGATATCTACCTTGACTCTTTTGTCTACATCAACCGCATTCTCAGGAACATTCAGTGCCATTACGTACTCTCCAGCCCAGCGCTGAGGCCAGTATTATCCCATAGTGTGAATGATCGTTTCTCAACTTTGGAATTTGCTCTCTCAGCAATTATTTCTATGTCTACGCCAGTAGCAGTCATTACTGGCGTTATACTTTTAATTGATACTGCTAGATTATCATCTATCATCCATATTAAGGATTCATTAGCGGCATTGGTAATACTTTCTAGCACCGATCTGGTTAGCCTTGATTGTTCATAAAGCCAAATTTTAGATCCAATTTCTATACCAGGAGTTGATTCATTCCCAATCCACCCACGTCGCAAATGTGAGTCAACAACTTCAGATTCATTCGCACGACGTTCAGCAAATAGGCTAACTACAATCGCTGCGTCAAACGCATCAATAGTCTTTATGTCGCCATCGTCATCAATCTGAAGATCATATAGACCACCAGAAATTCTTACTAGCTCAGCATCTATTCCAGGCATTTTATTCCGCGCTCAAAGTTGTAGAAATATCATCCGCATTAGACAAGTATGGCGCATCTACTGGATACGCCGCATTATGTTCATGAGCGTCATATTTCGCAACAAGTGATTCCAATGCCACGCGCTGACCTGCGCCGCCAGACGTTACATTCACATCTCCACCAGTAGCCTCAATATTCACATCACCAGACGCCGCAGTTACTGATACAGGACCAGCACTAAGAATATTAACTGCGGTTGCCCCATCGACTGTAACTGTACCTTCTGAATCTATACTGACGTCACCTTCTACATCGGCAGTTACATCACCCTCCACAGTAAGCGTAGCATCGCCAGAAACAGTAGCAGTAAGATCACCAGTCGCAACTACCTCAATGGATCCATCCGTCTTAAAGTGTATTTTTGATCCTGTGGGCGGATGATAAAATATAACCTCACCATCCGGTAAATCCTTTTCACGTTTTTGATAGCTGCTTGGAAAACTGATTCTGCCTTCTCTATTACCGTGAATCATCAACAACAAATTTAAATAATCTACTGGAGCCGCGGCATGTACCCCATATGGATACCAAGGGATAGCATCACCAGTCTTACCCATAAATTCAACTTGCTGCGTGGGAAAACTACCACCATCTTTTTGGACAGCTGTGGTGCGTGCGAGGCGCAGCAAGCTTTTGAGTTGATTAAACAATTATAGCCTTCCCTTCCC